AAACCATCCTTAGGCCCGGATACCTTTTTCCCGAACTCGGCCCCCTTATCTCCCCACACGGGGAAAAGGACTTGCATCTCCAACGCCTGGTTCGCGGTAAGGGGGACGCTGTTCACCATCGAGCGGGCGAAAGTGACGGCTTGCGCTTCCGGGGATTTAGCGATTGCCTTATCTGCTTTAGTTTGCAAGGCTGCCGTTGTTGTATGGATCATTTCAGGATAGCCTTCCACCACGATAGCTTCGACCTCCTCGGCTGTTTGGGCGGCATCGATACGGGATAGCAAGCTGTCTGTCACCTTGCCGCATTGCTCCGAATAGTCCGCTATTTCGTTAAGAGCAACCGTTAAGATATTCGAGGCGTAAAGATGACCGCCTACTTCGACTTCTTCCTGCCGGCCACACTTATCCTTCACTTGCAGGGTGTTCGAGACATATGCGTCCTGTTCATCAATATAATAATGATGGATGTCTTTGTCGTAGATTTCCTGCCGTTTGGCATCACGGGCACGCCAAAGCAATTCTTCCGGTGTCGGCTGTGGTTCCGGTGTCAGTGCCATGTACCAGCATTCCAACGGTGAAGCTTCCGGATAGTCGTTATGATACTTCTCCTGTTCTTCGTTAAGCAAGAGATAAGCGCCATCTTCAAACTCTTCAAGAGTTGTGCCTGTCTTATAGGAAGCAGGTAAGACTTCTTCTATAGGCCAAAAGTTTATTTGTTTTTGAATGTATAGCATGATATTGTTCGTTTTTAAATTACACATACGGTTTAGTAGGAGGAGTGAAGTTTGATGTCCAACGGGCGATATCACTTACTCTGAATTCATCTATTTTTGATTTTATAGAATATAGAGGATCACCATCTCTCCTGTTTTGTCCTCCTAATCTTAAACTATAACTCGGAAGAATAGAACTTTTCAAAAGACCTTCCCCTTTCAAATATCCATCGATAAAGATCATAACATTCCAATTATGACATACCACTGCTATATGTGACCATTTTTTTAAAGTTGGATATGTGTACGTGGAAATAAAGGATTCAGATGTATTATCGGCATGAAAGGTTATACCCAAACCATTATAAATATATAAAAATAGTGCTCCACATTGTCTTATACTGTCTCCTGCTTGGGTGCAACCGAATAATAATGATTCATTTCTTTCATTAGGATATATCCAAAAATCAATAGTAAAATACCCTGTAGATATAAGATTAGCATACCAAGACCGGTCCAACAATAATACTCCATTTCCAAACTGGCCACAGGACTTGAATCTTCCATTAGAAAGGATAGTTACTGATCCTTCTTTAGAGACAGATTTTCCCAACATATCGTGAATAGGCTCTTTATCAAAGTTTAATAGAAAGACCGTATTATCATCAGGCATACCAACATTTTTTCCCATCATCACCCTTCTCTTTATCTTTCACCTCCTTTCATTATACTCTCACGACAATTATCCCATGTTCTTTTTTCAGCGATACCCCTGTGGCTTTACCAGCTGGCAGTTCAACGCTTGTTTCCTCCGATTGCCAGCCCGAACCGTTTGGGATCGGTTGGTTAATCGTTGATCCGGTGTTGTTTTTAATGGACAGATAAAACTCCTGCATCTCAGGAACGCTTCCTATATTCGCAAAGTTGATCGCCTGCACAGATGTACTCGAATAGGTAAAACGCAAGTTATACGGTGATGAAGGAAGCGACTTTAAGGTACCGACATCGACATACTCTTTCAGCCTCAAAGAGTCCGATACCTTCGTTTTCTCTTCATTGCTGTAATTATTGTCGGTATGGACATACGCGGCATCCTTGACCGTGTGGTCGTCATTCTGAAGCTGGGAGAGCTTGGTCGGGATGCTGTTCTGAACATTCGCGATGCTCTGATTCAGCCCGGCGATAATCCCTTGCAACGTCTGTGTGTCCTCCACGCTGGCAAGGAAGGCAATGATCTCGTTGAACGATTCGATGGCACTCGATGCGTCACCCGAAACGAGCGTGTTGACTTGCTGCTGCAAGGCTGTCAGCGCGTTCCTGATTTCCGTGTCGTCGTAGCTTTCCCCGTCCTGTCCTTCGGCTACCACACCCGTATCCTCTTCGCCTATTTTCCAATGCTTGGTTTCCGGATCGATCGAAGGAACCGGGGCATCGTTTCCCCGAAGGTTCGGGGTGTCGAACTTACCTTCAGCCGTCGTGATCGTCAGGATATAGGTCGTGGCATCATTCGTTTTAACTGTGACCTTCACCTCCTGCATGACGGCCGGCAACTGGGCAAACGTATGAACGCCATCAGCCAGCTTCATGTTGAATTTACCGTTTTCCAAACGTTCAAATAACCAGACTGATGTAGGGTAGACGGTTGCGTTATCGGCCCATTCAGCCGTCGTCAGTTCGATCTGTTGATAAATAAATGCACCTTTCTTACTCATTGCTTAAATATCCTTGTTTTATCGTTCGTACTGATTCATTGTAATAATTGGCTCCTGTCAGATAAACATTACCGGGCAAGGCTGTACCGCTGCCGGATTCCTGCCACGAGGCTTTTCCCCCGGCAAGATCATAAAGCCGGTAGAATACATATTCGCCATCTTCCGCTACACGCACATCATCACCGATACGAAAATTGATGGTTGTACCGTCGGTATTGACATAGCTCAATGTATTTTCGTCCGGGATAGCCTCCAACGTCGGGATCTCCGGTTTGTTCTTGATGTAGTTCTTATTGACAGGATCGGTAACGTTCCAGTCGGGTTGCAGTCCACTGATGACTCCTTCGGCGGCTTCGGCTGCACGATTGGCGCGGTCGGCGGCTGTGTTGGCCTCGCCGGTTGCCTGTTCAGCATCAAGGATAACCTGGGCTGTCATCTGTTCCCGTTGTTCTTCCTGTGCCTGACGGGTTGTTTCGTTTGCCTGGCGGGTTGATTCCGATGTTTCCCGAAGTTGTTCTTCGATGATACGGGCTTTTTCTTTTTCGGCACGGATTGTTTCGGCTGAAATCCGTTCCTGTTCCGTTTGGACTCGTTCCTTTTCCTTGGAAATGCGCTCCTGTTCAGCTGTATCGCGGTCGGTCTCTTGGGCAATACGTCCCTGTTCAGCCTGGTCGCGGAGAGTTTCCGCTTCCTGGCGTTTCGTTTCGGACTGGTTACGCAAGGTTTCGGAGGCGACGCGTTTGGCTTCGTTGTCGGCTCGCTTCGTCTCTTCGGTGAATCGTGCCTGTTCGGCTTCGGATCGGGCGGCCTCGGCGGTGGATCGTTTCGATTCTTCTTCTATCCGGAGAGATTCGGCTGCGTGCCGTTCGTTTTCTTTGGAGATTCGGGTGTTTTCGTCGACGATTCGTTGAATCTCATTCGCTTCACGAAGTTTTTCCGTTTCCTGGCGTAAATTCTCTATCCGGGCACGTTCGGCTTCGGCTTCTTTACGGGCGGTCTCAGCTTCTATGCGCTTGCTTTCGGCTTCAGAAATAGCGACGTTTATCCCTTCAGCTTTACCGGCTGCCGAGTCAGCACGGGCGGCAGCAGAAAGGGCATTGGTGGCGGCTTTTCCTGCAGCCGAAGCTGCCGCGACTGCATCCTCATACGCCTTCCCGATCTCATCCAATGAAACTTTTACGCTCGTTTTCTTACCGTCAACGATCTGGTAACCCAACGTCCACAGCCCTGAGAAACTGACCGAGGTGGGCAGCTCGCTGATTTTTATTCTTTGTTCCTGTCCTGTCATTGCCTATTTCATATCTATAAAGTTCAGGCCGTCTTCCGTGACAATAAACATGTCATCTTCCGTGGCCAAGAAGTAATCGGTTTCAAAGAGTCTGAACGAGGTGAATACCAAGGTCAGATCAAACTGCATCACCATCGGTTCGCCCAGCGTAAGCAGTTTGCAATTGCTCATCTTCTTGTAGTAGCAGGGATAGAACTTGCCAATCTCTTCTACAAAGAGCCTCCGTTCGCCCGGAGCGATCAGGTCGGCAAAAAAACTATCCCAGCACTGCCAAAAGGCATCTTTTCGAATAGCTTTTAAAAAGCATTTAAAAGTGACCTCTTTCGGCTGGAAGACCAAGTGTTCTGCATCGTAGATTTGCCCGTCAATGGAGGCAATCTTGCGCTGCAGGTTCACCTTTGCCGCCGGATTTCGCAGCAGGGCGTTCCGGCTCTCATAGACATACACGCCGTATCTGCCTATCGGTTTACCATCCAGTTTGTAGCGGCTTTCGGGTAACCATACGCCCGGATCACACACACCGGCTGTCGGTCTCACCGGAAGATCCTCGACAAACTTCAAGGTAAAAGAGGTCGCCGATGGATAAACCCGATTGCCGGGATGATCGGCGAGGCGCAGCTGCCATTCCCGTCCTAAAGCAGGCACCCGAAAGGTGTGCAGCCCTTTGTCTGAGAGGTAGGCAATCAGGTCGGAAGCCTGCGAGTTGCTATCCGAAAGGAAAGAGATGGCAATCTCTCGCGGCTGCAGCTTCGGGTCACTCAGATCCACCTCAATGCCATCCTCTTCGGGCCAGTCGTTCCGCTCCGGCGCTTTCATTGCCGGGAAAGCGAGAAGGTCGTTATATCCTCCCCGCGTCACCCGGCAGCCGAAACGGCCAAGCACATTCAGATCATCTATGTATAGGTTGTTGTTCATTGCTTTCTCAGTATTAACCCACGGTTTTCGATATTCTGCAGCGAGCTGCGCGTCTGCCGGATATCCTTCTCGATGGCTTCGAGACGGTCGGTATTGCTTGCTATGCGTTGCAGTAGGGACAATCCCTCTACCAACTGCCCTTGGATGTTCGTCACCCCCTGATTAGTGCGGTCGGCATAGATCAGGAGGGCATAGAAATTGCCGTTCAGTTCGTCGGCACTGTCCTGACTCATCGAGGCTATGCCTTTGGCCGTAGAAGTGCGGTCGATCACGTCGCCGATGGTCGTGCCGGTCACCTGTTCCATCTGCTCCAGCTGCTTGGCTGCATCCTCGATAATCTTGTCATACTGTGCCTTCAGGCTGGCGATGCTTTCAGCGGTCAGCCCGTTTTGCGAGGCGGCGGCAAAGGATTCATACCATTTGCGGAGCGGTTCTTCCAGTGCCTTCATCTTCACCCCCTGCAGCACTGCATCGTTCAGCATCTTTTGGAAGTCGTCGGCGAAGTCCTTGGCAGAGCGTTTGCCCTCGGCAAAGCCCTGCAGGATGGTGTCGGCGATGGCGTTCGTATTCGTTCCGGTGAAAGCCTCCTTCATCTCTTCGTTCAGGTCGTCGATCATTCCGGCGACATCTTCTCCTTCGTCCTTCAGTTTCTGTAGTTGTTCGAAAAGCACTTTTGCTGATTCGGTCAGTTTGTCCTGCGTATAGAGCGATTCCATCTCTTCGTAGGTCTTGCCGGCGAGCGAGTCGTAATCGTTCCAGGTCTTCGCCTTGCGGAACCAAGTGCCATGCTTGTAGTGCGTAGCTGTGATATACTGCTCCTGCTGCAATTTCTCCCACACCTGTTTGTACTCTTTCTCTATCTGACCGGCTTGGTTCTTCAGTTCGAGAGACTGACGGTTGAAGTATTCGAGTGAGGTTTCGCCAATCTGCTGCTGGATGCGTAGCCGTTCGCGTAGGATGGCGTTATACTCCAACTCCTTCATGGCTGTTTCGACCAGATTCAGTTGGTATTCCGCCAATATCTTTTTGTTTTCTTCGACCCTTTTCTTAAAGCTGCCCACGATGCCGGTGATGCCTCCGATGATGCCCGAAGCCCCTCCGATAAGGTCACCGCTCATGATGCGGCCGATCCCGCCTGCCATATCGCCGACGCTGCCCACCAGCTGGGCGACAGTGGCAAGGGAGCTTCCCAACGCTTCGTTGAAGAGCTCGGCAGTTTCAGCAGCCATCGAGATGCCGTCAGCCACTTTATAGCACTCCTCGGCCAAGAGGCTTACCTGGTCGGCATCCGAAAGTCTGTCCCACTGGTCGATCAGAAGGACTATCCCCTCGCGAGCCTCCTTGATCGGTCGGTTAAGCTCCTTGTCGATCTTCTCCTGCATCTGGTCAAGGTCGCTTGTGTCGAACTTGCCGAACGCCTTTTCCAACACGTTGCGGTTGTCAAACTGCACGTTGACCTTGATTCCTTCGAGTGAGGATTGCAGGGTCTCCATGGCGATCTTTTTCCCGGAAATGATGATCCGGTTCTCCATTTCCGCGACCTTCTCTTCGTATTCCTTGATCTGCTCGGCAAAGGCGGAACGGTCTTTGTCCGTTGTGGCAAGATCGCGCAGCTTCTTCATCTTTGCGATCAATTCGTTATAATAGGCAATCGATCCAAGCGGGGCCGGTTCTTTGCCCACTTTGCCTCCTGTGGAGCCAATGATTGCTTCCAATTTCTTCTTTTCCGCCTCTATTTCCTTGAGGGCCGCTTCATAGTCCTGTTTGTTGGTCAGTTTGTCCAAGGCAGCTTCTTTTGCCGCGATGGATGCTTTGATCGCTTCCACGCTTCCCTGCTCAAGGGTATGGATAGTCTTCAGATTGGCAGTTTCCAAGGATTTGCGCTCCTCTTCGCTGTATTCCAGCCCTCTTTCCAATACTTTGCGGGCTTCGTCGAAGAGGCTGTCTGCTTCTGCCTGAGCCTTCTTTTTCGAAAGGTTCTCACCCGACACATAGGTGGTCTGCCCGAACTGGCCACCCTGTATGGCATAGCTCTGCGTATCAGCCATCCGGTCCACCTCCAGCTGCTTGCGGATCGCTTCGTTGTATTTCTCGGTGGCGAGCGTCATCGCGGCGGAGGCACGGGCACGCGCCATCACCGAGGCGACAAACGCCTCCTTGCCTTGGTTGAACAGGTTCTCGGCATCCGTCACCTTGCCGATCGAGACACCTAAGTGCTCGAAGGCAGTGCGGTTCTTTAGGAGGTATTGTTCTTTCACCTGGATGTTGTCGCCCAGTTTCTCCCATTCGGCAGACATTCTCTGCAGTTGTGTGAGCGTTGTGGAGGATGTTTTGGCGACCGACTCCTGAAACTCCTCGAGCGTTTCCAAGGCATCGGCAAGCGACTGCCGGGCGCCGAACAGACTTTTGGTCCAGGCAGTAATCTCTTTGCCATAAACGGTCAGCAATGTGATACCGACGACGAGGGCCGTCTGCCAGCTGACGATCCCGCCGAGCAGCTGTTTCCAGACCGGCGTGGCCTGCTGTCCGGCCTTGATGGCTGCCTGATACTCCCGGCGAGCCATGTTGATGTTATCGACCAAGATAGGTAAGTTGTTCGAGATGGCGAGAAAGAACATGTTCGCCCCCATGGTGAGCGAGGGCAGCTCACGTGCCACCTGCTGGATCGACATCTGCAGGCTGTTGAAACCGGTTCCGGCCGTACGGCTGTACGCCGACAGACGGGTCTGCGCGGTCTGCAGTTCATTATCCACGCTTTGGATCTGTTCCAAAATATCCTTTCCGGCCGAACCTTCACGGTCCATTTTGGAAAGCCGGGAATAGGCCTCGGTCAGTTGCTGCAACTTGCGTGTCAGGGCGACCACGCTGTCTGACGCCTCCTGTTCGGTGGCCATCTGCTGTTGCAGCTGCTGCATCCCCTGACTAATCACCACTCTTAGGTTGCTCTCCTGCAGCGCCAAGGCTGCTTTTGCCTGCGTATACCCCGAAAGGCTTATGGTCCCGGCCTCAAGCTCCCGGTCCAGCTGTTCCTGCATCGCGGAAAGCGAACGCAGACTGCTGATATTCTCCTGCATCGTCGTGGCGAGCTTGCGGCTCTCGGCGCTCATGGCGTTGTAGGCGGCCGAACTGTCGGCAATCAACTTTTTATAGGTCGTTGCCGCTTCGTCGCGCAGCCCCTTGATGCCGAGCGTCACTTTATTGACCTCTTTATCGATGTCGCCACGAAATTCAAAGGTGATATATACGGGATCTGTCTGTGCCATTTGTCTCTTTTACTACTTTAATCCGAAAAATTCAAGCTCCTCCTCTTCGCTCTGGAGGGTCTCTTCCTTTTCTTTTTTCTTCCGCATCCGTCCCTGGTCGCTGATCATGGTCAAAACGACGCACCACGGGATACGGTTCATGATTTCATCATACGTGAATGCCCCCTGCTGCACGAGGGTGTAGATCTGTCCGAACGGGCTATGGGGAGGATCATACTCCTCCTTTAACTCCCGGTCTCTGTCGGCTGGCTCGCCTCCGTCGGCTTCATCAGGTTCAGCGAAGCGACCGATGCGATAATGCTCACAAAAGCCTCGCTCGTGCTCATCAGCACGATGATCTTGGCCAGTTCCGCCAATCCCTGCATCGGCATGTGTTGCCGGATATACCAGGCGAGCGGACGGTTCAGCAATCGTGCCGACCATGTGCCACGCAGCAGACCATAGGCGATGATCCGTGAGGTGGTGACGCCGTGCTTGGCGATCTGTTCCAAGACGCTGCCGAAGTTGCCGTCATGCAGGTGCTGCAGGTCGATCTCCATCCGCGTGAAGAGCGATGACATCCGGATAAGGCTGCCCGCCGTGGGCAGCTTCACCCGGATGGGTACCGTCTTGCGCCCGAAGATCCGGAGCAGCCACGGGGCAGGGAGGTTGATTTTGAGCCGCCGGTCCAACAGGGCGTCGGCGGCCATGGCTTCTACCGGGGTCATGCCGTGGGTTCTCCTAATTTGTAGATCTCATAGGCCCCGTCTTCTTCGCTTGCCGAACTCATGGCGGTTGCGGTAATTTCGATCTGGGCGATCTGGTCGGCTGCCAAATTCCAGATAAACCGAGCGAGGATCTTCGCACGGGGGATGTCGATCACCACGTTATATCTGGTAAGGACACGTAGTGCCTTTTCGATCTGCACTACATCGCGTGGCGCTTTAAACTTGTCGACAGTGTATTTCTTGCCTTCGATGGTCACCTCCTGTGCCTTGGCGATGGAGCCACCGAAAACCTCTACCAATACATCGTTATCCCATTCTATGAAGTTGAGTTTGACCTGTTTCAAACCGGTTTCCGAACTCACTGTTTCCACGGGTACTGTCGGCTCTTCTTCCGAGTAAAAGTTGGTTACGGTGTCGGCTTCAGTTGTGAAACTGGCCGTTCCCTTAAAGGTACGTGCCAACTGTTTCATCTCGGTCGGCATGCCGCCTTCAGGGTTCACCTCCCCGAAGAGCGCTTTCTTCAAACCTACCGATGTTGTTTTCTTTTCTGCCATATCTTTCGAATAAATTGGATGATTACCATTAAAATGATTCCTGTTAAAATGCCGCCCGAATACCATTTGAATTTCGTCCAAAACGGTACGAGGGGCGGTTCCTTTGTCTTCTCCGTTTCCGCCAGCCGGTTCTGTGCCCGGCTTAGCTGCTCTTCGAGGGAGAACATCAGTGCCTCCAGGCTGTCGCAACGGGCAGAAGAGATGATGTGCCCGTCCCGGTAAGAGAGGCTGACCGTCGCCCGGCCGTTTTTCTTTGTATATCCGGCTCCGGTGGGGAGCTTACGGAGGCTGTCCGTCGGGACCCGGAGTGTCGCCAGGCTTGGTGGGATTATCACGGGGGTAACGCTGACCCTTCTGTCCCATGCGAGGCTGTCCCGTGCGTGCATAGTAGAATTGTGCTTTGTAGTCTTGCACGAGGCGGCGAGCAGGGCAACGATGGTAAGTAGGACAGCCTTCAATAAGTAACACAACCCTTTCAAGGGCCGACACTCTGTTTTGGATCTGGATGTTTTCATCTTGCAGCGTTTTATAGAGTTCCATCAATTCGTTCATCTGCTCCATGTCATCATCCAGGAGCTCGCGGAACGTCTTTTCACGATCCCTTTTCAGCTCCAGCCTCCGCCGGGGGATGCCGGAAAGCCACTGAAGCAGGATAAGCAATCCACCTCCTGCACCGAGGAAGTCGAAAAGCGCGTCCCATCCCATGGCCTACGCCCCTTTCTTTTTCTTGCGGGTGAAGAGCGAGATCAGCCATTGTATCAGGCCGGTTTCGGCAAACCCGCTTGCCGCGATACCGGCACCGATGCCATACATCAGGGCAATCTGCCAGTCGAGGTCGGCAAGGAAGCCCAAGTCCTGCCACCAGCCGAACATGCAAATCCCGACGCCCAATACCC